GTGCGCTAACGGTGTCGATGCTCTAGGAGAACGCCCGATGGAGTGGACGGAGGCGAACCTCGACAAGCTTGCGGCCGACATTGCGGCAGACCCGGTGCTCGGGGCGCTGCCGCACAACGGCGATAGCGCCGTGGTGGTCGCCGAGGCGTACAACCTGGCCGCCGCCCCGGACTTCTGGGTGTGGAAGACGGCCATCCAGGAGCAAGAGGTGTATGAGTCGAGCGTGGGCGGTGCCAGTTGGAGTTGGCAAACCTACAAGGCGCAGACCGTGCAAGACCGAGACTCGTGGGCGCGCATGTGGTCACCGGGCGGGGTGAACCCGTCGCTCCAGCAGACCCGCGATGGCTGGCTGGCGATCTTTGGGGGCCAGGGCGCCTCGCAAGTCCAAGTCAACTATTTGCTGGCCCTGGGGCGGCGGCAGGCCACCCGCACGGAGAAACTCTACGCGAGTACCGCACAAGGGGCAGGCACCACGGCGGCCCCGGCTACGATGGTCTTTGAGGGGCTGCTCACCCCCTCGCTAGTGGAGCAAGCATGGGCGGAATGAGGGACTACGACCGCGCCGAGCGCCTTGCCGATGAGGCAGACGTTCAGATCAGGCTCGACTGCTACTGCCATACGTGCAAGCTGTGGCACAAGCCAGGGCCGCAGACTCCAGAGGGCTTCAGCCGAGAGTTGTGGGAGTGGCATGCCAAGCACGTCGGGCATGACTTTGAGTTTCTCTCCACCCGCCGGCGACTGCCCAGGCGCTTCCGGGACTGGTTCTGGCAAAAGATGGGATATGCGCCGTGGTATGTCGAATACGGGGAAAATACGAATTTCAAATTGGCCTATAGTTCGGCGACAGCGATTACGATTACGCTCGGGTCGCTCGCCGCCTCCTCGACCTGGATTTCGGGCCGCGACGCGGTGGCGATTGATAATACCAGCGCCCGCAATATCGACTCCGAGATTACCGCCCGGATTGTGACGGGCACCACGCCCGCCGTGGACTCAGAAATTCGCATTTACGGCGTCCAGGCCCTCTTTCCTGATACCACGGTGGTGTGGCCCGATACGATCCTGGGCACCAACGCGGGGACGATCAACCTCACCAGCGCGTACACGCGCGATGGCGGGATCAAGCCTCTCCTCGGCGCGACAGCGGTCTCGGCGACCACCGGGGTCACGTACCCGATTAGCTGCCTGAGTACGGCGCAAGCCTGGGGCAAGGAGCCCAAGCGCTGGACGGTCTTTGTGACGCATAACAACACGGCGGCCTTGAATGCGACGCAGACGGCGCCTGTGATGACGTATACGAGTTCATATTTTACTGACACGTAAAGGTCTCTATGCCCGCGAGTCTTGGTGTCCGCAGTCTCCAGTACGGCGCTCCCTTCAACGCCGTGGCCCCGCTCAACCGGGGCCTGGCGGCGTGGTGGATGGTGCTGCCGCTGTCGCCGGGTGGCTCGACGTGGCATGATCTCGTCGGGCGTGCGGACGGGGTGGGGACGGGGCTCCAGCCCAGCACGGCGACGGTGGGGTGGGGTGCGACGCGGCGCCCTGGTGGCTGGGCCGAGGTGCGTTTTGGCGGCGCCACCTTTGCGCAGGCTTCCCCGGTGGCGGCGCTTGATAATGCCCCGGCGTTTAGTCTGGCGGTCTGGGCGCGGCAGACGACCACGAATGTGATCGGCTACCTGGTGAGTAAATATGCGGCGGGGGTGCAGCAGGTCGCCCTCGAAACGTGGAACGATAATAATATCTATTTTGAGATCGCCAATGGGACCGCCGCGTATCTGAACCTGCCGTCCTATACCTCGTTTATCAGTGCCGGGGTGTGGTTTCATCTCGTCGCGGTTTTTAACGGGGCCGGTGCCACCAATGCCGAGAAGGCGCAACTCTATCTCAATGGCGTGCCGATGTCCGTGGCCTATTCCGGCACGCTGCCCACGGTCACCTATCAACTGCAAGCCAGTCCACTCAATCTCGGGCAGTATGGGCAGGGCACGCAGCGCTGGGTCGGGGCGATGGATGATGTGCGCGTCTACAACCGGGCGCTTAGTGCAAGCGAGGCGCGCGGGCTCTACAACGCCTCGCGCCAGGGCTACGCCCAGGAACTCAACTGGCTCACGTGGCCGCAGGGATGGGCGGGCGCGGTGGCGGTGGCCGCCACCAAAGCCCCACCCCCGCGTCGACAACCCTGGCGTATCTTTCGGAGGGCCGCCTAGATGCCTCGACTCTACAAAGTGGCTGCGACGTTTACGCTCACCGCGGCGGGGGGCAATACCGACCTCCTGCAACTCAACCCGGCGACGAACAAACCCCTCCGTCTCGTCGGCTTTCGGCTGGGCAATACGACAGAAGTCGGCGATGCCGCAGAAGAGGGTTTAGAGCTCCAACTGACCCATATGACGGCGACGGTCACGGATGGCACGGGGACCGGCTCTGCCACGGTCACGCCGACGACGGTGCCACGCCCGGGCATCGGCCAGGCGGCCGGCTTTACCGCGCGGGTCAACTCCCCGACGGTGGCGACCAGTTCGGGGACGACGACGGTGCTGGAGTATCTCGGGTGGATTAACCGCCTGTCGCCGCTGGAAACCTTTTACCCGGAGAACAAGTGGTGCCCGGAAGCGATCGCCGGGGAAGCGCTCATTCTGCGCATGAATACTAGTCTCAATGATGATATGACTTTACAAATTAGTGCTTTCGTAGAAGAAGACGGCTAGACCAGCCCCGCTGCGGGTGCCTGGCCGCTGATTCTCAGGGTGTCTCCCTATGGCGCTATGGATTGTCGTTCGTCGTCGTCGCCTGCGTCGGCTGCGGCGCTTTGTGCCCACGCAGCGACTACTCACCGCGACGACGGCGCTGGCGCAGGCGGCGCAGACGCTTACCGCCACCGGCGCGCTGGCGCTCACCGCGACGACCAGTCTCCCCCAGGCCGCGCAGACCGTGAGCAGCGCGGCCGTGCTTGCCCTCCAAGGCTCCAGCACCCCCACCCAGGCGGCCCAGACCCTTGCCGCCACCGGCCAGGGCGTCCCGCTCCTGACGGGGACGCTCGCGGTGACGCAGGCCGACCAGACGGGCAGTAGTACGGCTGCTGTAGCCCTCCAAGGCACGACCACGCTCACGCAGACCGCGCAGACCCTCACCGGGCTCGGCGCGCATGAAGGACCGTTTGTCCAGGGCCGTTGGCCGTTTGGCGCCTTGCTCGCCACGACCATTCCCGGGACTGTGCATGGTCTGGGGACGCCCAATCTCTTCGTGCAGGTCTATGATGCCGGGATCCCGGCGATGCAACTTCAGGCCCAGGTCACCATCCATCCGACCTCCTACGATGTGCAGGTCCAGTTTGGGGCGCCGACGGCAGGGACCGTCCTGGTGAGTGCCATGACCCAACCCGCAGCCGGGAAAGCGTTTCTCGTCGCCGATGGCGCGAGTTGGAGCTTTCCTGCCAGCGAGCACGGGCGCGGGAGTGGGCCGCTCTTTGTGCAACTCTTTGACGCCAGTGGCATCAACTTCGAAGCGCAGATCCAGGTCGCGGCGACAACCGGGGATGTCCTGGCGACTCTCCCGGCGGCGCGGGACGGGCGGCTCGTCGTGGCGGCGCCCAGTAGCGTGCCGACCCCGGCCAATAGTGCGACGGCGTTTAGTGGCGTGACCAGTGTGACGGTGCCAGCCGCCACGCATGGGCGCGGGTCGGTCAATCTCCTTGTGGAGGTCTATGACGCGGCCGCGCCTGCCAGGCTCCTCGATACGCCGATCACCGTCAACCCTAGTACGCAGGCTGTGACGGCGACGTTTTTCGTGACGCAGGCGGGCACGCTGGTTATTGGGGGCGGCGCGGCGGTCGGGGCGGGAGCGGTCAGCGTCACGCAAGGCGCCCAGACAAGCAGTAGTACGGGGACGCTCGCGCTCCAAGCGACGGTTGCCCTGACGCAGGCGGCACAGACAGCGACGAGTACGGGCACGCTGCCCCTCCAGGCGGCGGCCACGCTCACCCAGGCGGTGCAGACGTGCAGCAGTACGGGCGCGCTGCGGGTGCAGGGTACGAGCAGTATGACGCAGGCTGCTCAGGCCCTGACCAGTACCGGCGTGCTGCCGCTGACGGGCACCAGTGCGCTCGCGCAAGCCGCACAGACGGTGAGCAGTATTGGGGGTTCCCAGGCTCTCGGGTTGGCGGCGCTCACGCAGGCGGCGCAGACGCTCACCAGTACCGGCGTATTGCCGCTGACGGGGACGAGCGCGCTGACGCAAGCGGCGCAGACGCTCACCAGTACCGGCTTCATGTTACGCCTCGGGAGTGCTGCACTCACGCAAGCCGCTCAGGCGCTCGTGAGTACGGGCGTGTTGCCGCTGATGGGGACCAGCACTCTTACGCAAGCCGCGCAGACGCTCAGCAGTACTGGCGTGCTGCGACTTGCCGCGACGACGAGCCTGACGCAGGCCGCCCAGACGGTGACGAGTACAGGCGGCACGGCGCTGCAAGGAAGCGCCGTGCTGACGCAAGCGGCGCAGAGTCTGACGAGTACCAGCGTCCTCGGGCTGGCGGGGAGTGTCACGGCCAGCCAGGCACCGCAGACCAGCACGAGTACTGGGGTGCTGCCCGTGGCGGGAACCGTGACCGCGACGCAAGCCGCGCAGACGCTCGCCAGTACTGGGACCCTGGTGGTCGGCGCGAGTGTCGCGGTCCTTCAGGGTGCTCAGTCGCTTGCCAGTACGGCGGTGGTGCCACTGAGCGCGACCGTGGCGCTCAGTCAGGCCGATCAGGCGGGGATCAGTACGGGCGTTCTGGCCATGACAGGTACTGTCGCGGTCACGCAGACCGCCCAGAGCCTCAGTAGTACGAGCTTCCTCATCAATCCGGCCTCGGGCGCCGCACTCCTGACGCAGGAGGCGCAGAGCAGTGTGGCGACGGGCCGCCTGCGCCTCGTCGGGGTGGCCACCGTCAGTCAGGAGGCGCAGAGCAGTGTGGCGACGGGTGCCCTGCGGCTCGTCGCCACGGCGACCCTCAGTCAGGAGGCCCAGAGCCTCGACGCCACAGGGTTCCTGGTGTTTGGCGGGACGGCAGTCGTGAGCCAGGCACCGCAGACGCTTGTGAGTCAGGGGGCCATTGCTCTGGCCGCGACGGGGCTCCTCGTGCAAGCCGCGCAGACAGTTGCGGCGGAAGCGATGAGTATTCCTGTGCCTGAAGTCGTCCGAGGCGCCCATGGAGCCCTGGCCCATGCCACCGCGAGCGCCATGGGCTTGCGCCGTACGGGCCTCGGGTACACTCCTCTTTTAAGGTGATTCCTATGGCTGCGATACCCTTACTGCCCACCACGCTTTTGGAAGGCACGACCGGCATCTATACCTTTACGCTGCTCAGTGAGAGTGGTGCCGCCATTCCCAGCGGCGTGCTCGATACGCTCACGCTCACCTATTACGATGTGGCGAGTGGCCTCATCGTCAATGGGCGCAACAACCAACAGGCGCTGAATGCGAATGATGTGACCGTCGTGACCGACGTCGGGCCACCGGCCGTGACCACAGTCACATGGCTGCTGCAGCCTGCCGATACGCAGATGATTGACCCCGACTTGCGGCATGAATACCGCGTCATTCAATTTCGCTGGTCGTGGGAGGGAGGCACGCGGTACGGTGCCTATCAGGTCCAGTTTGCAGTCGAGAATATGGCGTTTGTCGTGTGAGGGCAGGGGCGCATCTTTTCGCTGGTAGACGTACGGGATCTCTGGTAGAGTCATGGGCGCCCTGGAAGGGATTGCAATGAAATCATCCTACCGGTAGTCACTGGTCGCCTGGCTTCCAGGTAACACATACCGCCGTCTAGCACCGAAGCTTCTCCTGACTTCGTGTCTATCGGCGGTTGTGTCGTTTCTGGAGGTGGCACCATGGCAGACGCCCCGTACCTCGCGGAATCCTGGTCTGGTCTCATCCAATTTCGTTGTCCCGCGTGTGGCTACGATACCTTTCTGCAAGCCCGCATTGACGCGCACATGGCGCAGTGTCCCCGTTATCAGGCAAGCCTCCACACGGAGGGGCTCCGGGCAGGCGAACCACCCGCTCCTCCGCCGCCTGAGCCGGAGCCCGAGCCGGAGCCGGATGAGGAGCCCGTGCCGGCGCAGCCGACGCCTGCGCGGGCGTAACGTATGCCGACCCAAGCCATAAGCGCATTTGGAATAGCCTTGCGCCTCGGGGACGGTATCGCGGCTGTTTTGAACATTACTGGCGCGACGAATACGACACCGATTACGATTACCACCGCCGCCGTCCACGGCATTGTCGATGTGTCCAAAGTGACCGTCACGAACGTCCTTGGCAACACGGGCGCCAATGGGACGTGGATCGCGGAAGCCGTCACGCCTACGACCGCCCGGCTCCGGGGCTCGGTCGGCAATGGTGCGTACACGTCGGGTGGGGTCTTCACCCTCGATAGTACGTATGCCACGATTGCGGAAGTGACGGACATTCAGGACGCCGGCATTATGGCGGCGGTGATTAACGTCTCGGCCCACGACGGAGTTGGGGGGTGGGGCTCGCAAATCCCGACGATGCTCTCCAATAACAGCATGCGCCTGGTCGTCAACCATGTCCCAGAACATCCCACGCACAACAAACTCACCGGCCTCATTGATTTGATGGAGAACCGAACGAGGCGCCCCTATCTTCTTGTACTACCAAATGCTACTAAGACTACTTGGTGGTGGTCTGGGTTCGTAACAGGTTGGAAGGATCAGGCCCCCATGGCGGGGGCGCTGACGGCGCAAGTGACTTTCGAATTCCCCGACTCGCCCATTTTGGCCTAGGCTCTTCTAGTATAAGACTTGGCTGGAGCGAGTGTCAAGAGTAAGGGTTGTACAGGGACGAGAGGCGCCTTTGCATGTTTCTTGGAGTTGCAAGATTGGCAGGCTGGCACAACATTGGCCAGCGTATGCGAGCCGCCTTTACTGAGCGGGGTAATGTGATCTTGCGTCAGGCGTTTCATCTTGCGACCGCAATAGACACACCGATGATCGTAGGCGTTCTTGATTTCTTCCCACTGCGCGGCGGTCAAGTCGTTGAGCGGCGCCTCAGTACGGGCGGTACGTCGGCGTTCGGTCTTCTCTTGTATCCATTCAGGATGTTGTGCGTACCAGTCCGCATGCTTTTGGCGCATGGCCATCCGGTGCGCAGCATAATACGCCGCACTTTGGGCATTCATCAAGGCTTTGTTTTTCAGGTAGCGGGCCTTATTACGTGCCTTTTTCTCGGCCTTATGAGCTTCCTCATAGGCTTGCCGTTTCTCATGATTCTCGCGTTGCCAGCGTGCGACAGCTGCACGCACCTTGTCGCCATTGTTTGTACGATACGCCAGGCTTTCTTGGCGCTTACACAGGATACAGCGCGTGGCTTTGCCATCGCTGGTGTATTTGTCTGTGCCAAATTCATCAAGGGGTTTCAGCAGATCGCATCCACGACAGACTTTTTTTGCAGGGGGTTCCATACGCACCTTCTAACTAAGGTTGGGGTGAGTACTTGGCTCCCCACTGAGTTAGCAGCAGAGACTTGATCGAATGCTAGCAAGGCATTCACCAAGTACCCGTTCAGTATAGCGTAGGAGCGAGGGAAAAGGTAGAAAAAAGCGTTGTAAGTGTAGATTATCTTATTATAGGAAAGATAATACTATGCCGACTCAGGCTATAGCGGCCACTGGACTCATTATCAATATGGCGGGAACGCCTATTCCTGAAATTACGAACGCCTCCGAGATTGGTGCTCAGTTCAATGTGGTCGATGTCTCGGCCCATGATGGTGGTAATTGGTCTAGTAAGATTCCGACCTTACTCGACGGTGGGACGATCCGCGTCAGCGCGAACTTTGTGCCCGCGAATGCGCAGCATGTGGCTTTGCGGACGGCGATGATTAACCGCACGTCCACGGCGTTTACCGTCCGGTTTCCCAATGTGGGCGCGACGACGTGGAGCTTTAACGCGTTTGTCACGCGGTATCGCATTCCATCCGCGCCGGTCAACGGGGCGTTGCCCTTAGAATTCGAGCTCACGGTCGATGGTGCGATTACATTTTGATTTCTCCTGACGAGAACATTCGTGCATGAGCATGACCATCACGATTGACACGATTCACATTGAGCAGGTGGTCATGACGCCGCCGGCCGCGCCCAGCCTCCGCTGGCATGTCGGGCCGGTGCAGGCCATCACAGGAGGCAGCATGCCGATTGAAGTGTCGATGACGACGGAAGAGAAATGCCGACTCGCCATTACGCCCGTGACCGCCGGGGGCGCCCCCGCGCAGGTGGACGGGGAGGCGCAGTGGAGTGTCGAGGGGACCTGTACGATCGAGCCCATTGATGAGACGAGCGCGTGGGTCGTGGCGGGCGCCATGGGCGATAGTACGGTGAGCGTCGGCGTCGATGCCGACCTCGGCGCTGGCGTCGTCCCCATTGGCGATACCGCGCTCATCCATGTGAACAATCCCGAGGCGGCCAGTGTGGGGTTGGCGGCCGATGCGCCGGTGCTCAAAACCGAGGAGCCGGTCTAATGCCCTCCATTGTGGCCCTGGTGCCTGTTGCGCTCGATAAGCCGCGCCAGTTGCTCTTTACGCGTGCCGCCGTCAAAGCGATCGAGCTGCGCCTCACGCAGGTTTGGGGGCGCGATTACACCTTCTTTGAAGCCGTGCGGCGCTTGAGTGAAATGCTCCTCGACAATGACTTGAGCAAGCTCTCGTTTGTGAATATCAGCGTGCTCCTGTGGCAAGGCTGCCTGCATGAGGACCCGGCGTTGACGCTGACTCAGGTGGAGGAGGCTTTGCCCTACGCCGATCCTACGGGGCTCATCCCCTACGTCGGGCTCATCCTCCAAGCCTGGAGCCATGCGAGCCCGCAAGTGGTGGTGGACGCCGTCACCGCCGAGGCGGAGGCCGCAGACAGCGACCCTTTGGCCGGATCGACTGGGGCAAGCTCTGGGCCTTTGAACGGACCTGCCTTGGTGTCAGCGACGGCGAGTTCTGGGGCATGACGTTTCTCGAAGGGCATCTGCTGGCCGAGGCGTACTGGCAGCAGCAGCAACGGCAGGTGCGACCGATGGCGATGCTCCTCCAGGCGTACTGGAACGTGCACCGCGATACGGATCAGCGTCGGGAGCCGTTTGCCCTGGAGGACATGCTGACCGTGTTGGGGTATCCCGAACCACCCGCGCCGCCTCCACCGCCGCCCAACGTCGAGGATATGCGCGAGCGGATCGAGGTGTTGCATAGCTTGTATACGGCCAATGGAGATAGAAAGGTCTAGTCTTGGCAGAAATAGTCGTAGGAGATGTAGTAGCGAAACTCCGTATTGACGCCAGTGGCTTTGACCAGGCGCTGACGCAGGCCCAGCAGCGGCTCACGCAACTGAGCCAGACCATGGGCCAGGTGCGCCAGCAGCAGACGGGCAGCCAGCAAGCCACGCAGCAACAGGCGCAAGCCTTCCAACAACTCAGCCAGACGACGCAGCAGCACACCCAAGCCCTCCAGCAACATACCCAGGCGACCGCGCAGGCGGGCCAAGCCACGGCAGGGCTCCGCCAGCAACAAGCCCAACTCGCGACCCAAGTGCAACAAACCACCGTCGCGGCGCGCGAAGCCGGGAGTGCCTTGCAGACGGCGCTGAGCGTGGCGGGTGGCATCGGGATTGCCACGAGCCTTGGGGCCATCGTCAGCCAGCTCAAAGAGTTTGCGGCCAGTGCGGTGGATGTCGCCACGCGCATGCAATCCCTGCGGGCCTCGCTTGCCGCCTTGGGTGGGGGGATTGGCGCGGGGCAACAACAATTTGCGCAACTCTTCCAAACGGCCCAACAACTCGGTGTCGCCTTTGAGCCGCTCGCGCGCGGCTGGCGGCAACTGACTGCCGCCGCGACGCAGGCCAATCTCCCGCTTGAAGATCAACGGCGGCTCCTGAATGCCGTCTCCAACGAAGCGCGGCGCGTGGGCGCGAGCAATGACGAACTGGGCCGGATTATTACGGCCCTTGCCCAGACGGCCAGTAAGGGCGTCGTGTCGATGGAGGAGTTACGCCAGCAACTCGGCGAGGCTCTCCCCACCGCCCTGGCGGCGCTTGCCCGTGGCATGGGCTATACGACGGAACAGATCACGAAGCTGGTCGAAACGGGCACGCTGCGCTTTGTCCCCTTTGCGCTCGCCTTTACGCGCGGGTTGGAAGAGATGCAGTCGGCGAGTGGCAAGATGGCGGACGGTGCCCAGCAAGCCTTTAACCGGCTCGGCAATGCGCTGATCGCCTTTAAGGACGCCCTGGGCGCCAATGTGCTGCCCGAACTCGAACGCATCGCCAAGGTCGCCACCGGCATTCTCGATACGGCGACGGCGCTCCTCGCGCTGGCCGGTGGGCGCCGCGATCCGCGCCTGGCTCCCAATACCGCCGCCGAGATTGCCGGCACGCCGGATCAAGAGCGTGAAGTCCAACGCCTGCGCAACGTGATTGCGCGGTTAGAGCAGCAAGCGGCGACGGCGGTTCCCGGCCCGCTGCGTGAGCAGCGCGAGGGGATGGCTCAGCGGGCGAGGGAAGAGCTCGACATCCTGCTCGAAGTGATCCAAGGAACGAAAAACGAGACCGCCGAACA